CTGGATTTCTGAGTTTAACTTTAGTATCTTCAAGTTCTTTTAGATTATCTTTTCCACTATTTAATTTTTCTCTGTGATCTTCTAACTTATCTAATTCCTCCGGCGTTTCTTTAAGATCTTCTCTATAACTAGATAATTCAGAAGTTTCAATTGTTTTTTCTAAAGATATTCGAGTAGTATCTAATTCATTTTTAGAATCTACTTCGAGCTGTTCTTTGTATGATAAATCTTTAAATCCTTCAAGGTCTATTCTTGTTAGATCTAATTCTAGGTTGTGATTATCAATAAGAGATTCTCTTTCTTTTCCTAACTCTAGATCTTTTTCTGGAACCTTAAGATTTTCTTTTGTATTTATATAAAGATTTCTTACATCTCTAACTCCTTCTAGATTTAACTTTTCTGTACCTAGAGATTTTAATTCTTTTGGTTCCTCAGTTAATTCTTCTCGGCGGTCTTCTAGGGTTGGTTCAAGGATATTTTTTTTATTTACTATATCCTCACGATGTTTCTCTAGTTCTGTTTTCCTAGGATCATACAGATTTTCACGTGTCTTTTCTGTATACAACCCATGATTTTCCGCCGAGTCAGAGTTTCTATTATCAGAAAGTGGTTCTCGTGATGATTCTTTATATAGACTTTTAATACCACGAACCCCATCTAATCCCTCTATATAATCTTCGAGAGAATTAATTTCTGGAATCCTCCCTGTTGTTCTTCCAGGGAGTTCTAGATTATCTTTCTCTAGGGAAGTATGATTTTCTTGAGTTGTTCTAATACTTTTAAGATATTTACTAAGAGCTTTTACTTCCTCAGGTCTAGTAAGTTGATCACATCCAGGAATTTTATTTTGCTTCAGAATCTCATTTTCTATATTTCTTTCTCTCATAATTACATATCTAAAGTTTCAATAATACTATTCAATGTATAAACATAGAATACTTCAGCTACTTCAGAGTAACCCATTTTAAGAGATATTTTAAATCTGAATGTATATTTTCCACGAGTATATTGTAATTCATCCCCTACTTCAAGAGATCCATCATCTGTATATACTTCTAGATTATCTCTGTTTCGATTCCATACATCTCTTAGTTCATTCTGATTTAATATCAATATTGTAGTAAATTGATCATAATCGTTCTCTAATGTACTACTTGATGAATATGTACCTCCAAAAACATTTTTCCATTTTGAATTACTCTTTGGTCTGAGTACTACAAATTCAGTCCCAAGAAGTTTTAATTGTAATTTTATATTTTTCATTCCAATAGAATAAAGCCTATTTGCCTTATCTAAGTTTTTTGAAATCATATCCGCCATAATAGTATATATTTAGTTTAAAGATTAATCACAGTCAATAATAGTACAAAATTCTTCTGTATCAATTATCTCACGTATTAATTTATATATCTGTTCAAAAGTAAGAGATCCTGATAGTTTCATTACATATATATCTCTCTCTAGGATCGTAATTGTTCTAATATGAGCTGCCATAGATCTAATGAAATCATCAATTTCGTACTGACTATATTCAAGATCTTCTGGAATATATATTTTAATTGAAGATGGATCAGGATATATACTAATTACATCTTTGGGAATTTTACTAGAAACTTCATAATTCCCGATACGATCTTTATCCAATTTCTCTGTTAATTTCGTTATCATCTTTCTAGCTTGTAAATCTGAAAAATATCGAATTCTAGGTACTATCATTTTTCAAATATATTAGGTTTTACATCGGTTGACATGAATTTTTTTAAGATAAAATCAAATTCATTTCTTGTTTTAATTGTGTAGTTATATACAACTACTTTTCCAGTATCTACCCTATTTACTATCGTTTTTAAGTGATTCCAGAAAATAGAATCAATCTTCTTAAGTTCGTTGGTATCCTCTTTATTTACTGTTATTACGAATATTCCAGAGATCATTGACATATTAATACCTATATCTCCACCAAATTCTCCAACAGTATAATCTAGACCTTCAACATAACGAAGTCTTTTAAGGCTATTTTCTAAGTACTTATTTCCAAAGTCTCCTCGATATGTAGGAATTATATCAGGATCATTAGAAAAAGTTACTGCAGCACTATAAATTAAACCGATAAGATCTTCAGATTTACCGGAAAATAGAAATTTTCCCGTTTTCCCAATAAATTTCTTTAAATCATATTTATTTAAAGACTTAACCGAAAAATCCTTCTGTTCAACTTCCTTAATTCTATTTTCAACTAAAGCTTTGTTATCAAGAAGATTTATTTTTACTCCAAGAGTATTACTGAGTTCCATTATAAAGTTGGCTATAACTTGATAATTTGTAAATACAATAGCCACTGAATAAGAATTATTTCTAGAATTGATTGCATAACTACTATATTCCATCCCTGTATACTTCTTACAGTAATAGTCTAAACTATCTGAAGTCTTTTCCAATTCCTTAGAGGTCATTCCAAAAGTATACATGGTAATGGAATTATCTTGTATTGAAAAATTTAATTTATAAGCTGTTACATTTCGATCATTAAAACTAAACTTCTCATCTATTTTTGCTCTTTTATCTAATGAATCTCCTATAGTTACTCCAGAAGCTCTATAAATACCAAACTCACGACGAATTAATTTATCTACTTCTTGAAATTTAATAGATGACATTGGATTGTGTAAATAGTTTAAGAAGAATTTTAATACTACACCTGCTATAGTTCCATATTTACCTCCAGTTATAGCACCACTGGTAATACTAGCATCTTTTAGGAGACTACCTGTAACTCCTCCAATACCAGCACCAGCTAAGGCAGATTTTCCGATTACTTCTATAGCTCCTGGAACCTTATCCATATCCTTTGGACCTGTATAGTGACCCTCCGGAATTGTATATTGTTTTTGTCTAAATTTTGTCATACCATAAGATTTTTTAAATAATTAGTTGAGCTATTTACTACATCTTCTACAACTCTACCTCCTTTACTATCTACATACTTAGATGCAGCCTTAGACATTTTATCACCAACTCCAATCTTTTTCCACATAGTTTTCTCTGGTTTTCCTACTACACTAACTAAAGCAGATGTTCCAGGAATAGGTACTGTTTTCATAGCTACAGAAGTTATAGGTGCTTCTATAGATGGTTGAATTACTTTAGTATTTACAACTCTTCCTGGATTAATGGCTGCTTGATTTGCCGCCATTTTTACTCCTTCTACCTTATTTAAACCTCTTGCTGTAGCTTCTAAGACTTTATTTTGTGTTTTTATGGCGGATCTTTTTGCAGCCATTGGAGTCTTTCTAAGAACTTTTTTATTAAATCCAGCCAATACTCTAGTTCCTGTAAGAGAATACAACTTTCTTTTTATTATCATAATTTTATATATTAAACAAGTAAATCTCCATACCATCCAGATTGGAGTATATAATTATCACACCTAGATCTAAGCTCTTGATATGCAGGGTCGATATTAGATAAAACGTCAATAGAAACACCAGGGAGCAATAAAGAAGCTTTGAGATTTCTGATGTAATTCAATAAATGACATAATGTAAGGTCCATGAAAAATGTACCCCTTGATCCTTCTTCTATATTCAGCCAATAAATAGCTGCTTTAGATGATCCTGGATTAAACGTTTTATCAGGAAGAAAGTCAGGAATTATTGGTCGACTACATATTCCCCTAACATAAAATTGATCATAGCTAGGCATATCCATCATAAAAACATATGGACGTCTATAATCCGTAAAATAAGTATAGTTTCCTGGAGCTGGATAAGATATAGAACCTATTCTGTACATAGGAATAGAATTTGGAACTAATATAATCTGATCTTCCGATATTTTACAATCAAGAAATAATGTAAAATTACTCTTAATCTCACAATATCCTTCAAGTCCCATGTTCTCACAACTACACATCTGAGAACGGTTCATTTTCATCTCCAGAACTAATGGTAGAGTATTTTCAAATTCTCTTAATGACTCCTTAATTATTTCCAGTAGTATTTCATCTGCACTAAGGTAGTCATTTAAATCTAAAATTTCGTCAAGAGAAGTTAAATTGACTAATGCTGCTCGTATAAATAACTTCTTCTTAAGATCTATTAATAATGTTTTATCCATGATATAATACTGGTAATAATTTAGGTTCTACTTTTGTTGTTATATCTTTTCCTTCTTCGAAAAATATCTTTATGATTTCAGGGATTCTATTATTGTCTTTATAGGAAATTCGAAAAAGTTTTATATTATTTTCTTTGCAATATTGTTCTAAACATCTATCTCGGTTGACTTGATTTACGAAGTCTTGATAAGATTTATGAAATTTTTTAACCAGTTCATAATGTTGTCTTCCGTCATATTCTATTATTGTATTTAATTCTGAAATATAGAAATCTACATATATTTTTGTTCTAATTGACTTAAAGAAATCACTATCTATTTTGATTTCATATTGTCTACTAATTAATGATTCCGTTTTGTATTTCAAAATATTTAAAAAACAGATTTCTTCTTGATTTGAAATTCCAGATAATGTACATTTAGGACATCCACATTTAGAATTATTATTAAATAATGTATAATAATCAATACTATATAATAAATTATGTTTTTTACAGAATACATTAACGGGAGTTTCTGTATTTACAAAACTATTTAATACTGGAGAGAAATCATAATTATCTAAATATAACTTATTAGCACTAATTACCCTATTATATGCTTCTGTATTAGATATTGTTTTATATTTTGATAAATATTCAGAATTACACTTTGAACATCCAATCGATCTATTACATACTAAATTATAATAGTTGGTTTCCCAGTAATAATCGTGCTTTCTGCAATATAATTTAATTTTAAATTTATCAAAATCAATAAATGAAATGAATTCTATATCTAAATTTCTCTCTTTATTTAGTTCATTAAGTGTGTTAATTATATTATTAGTATATTCGATTAATTGCTTTTGTTGTTTGCATTTTTTACACAAGAAATGATCTGGTGATTTTTCTTTCCTTGATAGATTTTTATACTTCACTTCAAACTCCCCATGAATAGGACATATTAAGATTACAGTATCATTATAAGATTTGAAGGAATCTTTTATTTTTGAAAAATCAATATTCTTATTGTTTTCAGAAGATTTAAAAAATTTTTCTATTTCTATTATTTTATCATCTATTAATCTTGACATAATTTATTTTATAAAGGATAGTATGCCAGACTACTCCAGCATACTATCAATATTTTATTTATATTTACTCCTGTTATTCAAGAGCTGCTCCTCTAGTATCTTCGTACTCTGAGACTGCAAGATCCATACCAACGTCGAAAATGTCGTGATATCAATATGTTTGCTAAGTATTATCTACTCATGTTCAGACTATATCTTTTAAAATCTTTAAAATGATTTTAATTATACATCTAGTCGTTGAGAAATAGAATTATATCTATTTTTGCTGATTCTTTGGATTTATTAAGTTCCAGCAATTGGTATAATAATCGCATATACTTTACGATGACATATTTCAAAGCTCTCTGGTATCTAACCAAAACGTTAACCACCATTTTATTCTGCATTATTGTTAAACTTAAATATAAGATTAATATTTAAGATCAGACTATATCATTTTAATAAGTACATAGTCGTTGAGAGAAAATTTTTGTAAACTTTCTTTGCTGATTTATTTTATTATCTTCCAGCAATTCTCTTATTTTTCTTGGTAATATAAAAATCCAAGGCGCAATTATTTACGCTGAATTTGAACAGGGTTATTTGTCTCATCGATGATAATACGGTAATCATCGATATTATAAGACATTGGGAGAATAGTTGATTTAAACCAGTAATCGATAGTTCCAATCGCACTTTCCCATAGTTTTGGTGCAATTCTCCAGCCTATATACTGTTTAAGTAGTACAGGCATAGCTTTTGAGATACGAATAGCTAAACGAGAGTTACCTTCATCTGAAACAATATTATCCACACTTTGCTTAGTATAATTCGTTTTAGAAAATTATTTGGTAATTTCGCTAGACTATATCTTGAAAAATAATAAAATTTATTTATCTTTTATACTTAGTCGTTGAGAAAGGATTTATATTAGTAATCCTTTTTGCTGATTTTTATTTTTTTTATATAAATCCCAGCAGTTCATAAAAATTCAATTTCAATAAATTGGACAATTTTGTTTATCATTCATGTTCCAAGCATTAGTTTGATAATTCCAGAGTACAGTATTTACTCGTTTAGATAATAGAAGTTGACGAGTTTTTTTATTAAACTCTGTCATAGGTCTCTGATACTGAACAATACCATTAGTTTGTCCAAGTACAGGAGCAAATTCTGCATTATTTCTACGGTTTCTAGCTACAGCTTCCCAGTAAACAACAGCAGGTGAGCAATAATATTTCCATCCAAATGTACCAGAGTCGATATCCCAAGGTGCAGATAGATAGAGTTTATATGAATCTTGTGCTATCTTAGTTGCATTATTAGCGATAGTCATATAATTTGTGCTCTGAACTGTTGATACTGGATAGAAATAGTTAGAATTGATAGCCATATTAGCCAAGTAATTCTGGAAACTTAGTGATGTATTTCCAAGGTCACATAATCCTTCAACCACATAGATTTCCTGAATGTTGATTTCGTCAAGTGCTTTCTTAAGATCCGATTCAGATACATCAAGAATATCTGTTTCAGTTGGATCTACGCCTAATTTTGCATAAACTTGATCTCCACCATTTTCTTGATATTCATAGTACTTATATGAACTTCCAGATCCAACTCGGTAAACATCTCCAACTGACATACCTTTTGAGTTGTAAAGATCAGTCATTGAAGAAACTGTTTGTTTATAAGAACCTGCATTTGGGTCATTAGGATCAAGTTCTACCCATACTTTATCATCAGCTCCGTATCCATAGTAGTTCAATCCAAGCTCTCTCATATCGTCAGGGAGTTGAAGTTGAATCATACTTAGGAGTTCATTGAGTTCTGATACTTCCATATCTCCACGGCCGGTTACTTTACCTATATTAAAGAACTGTACTTCGTCAGAAATATTAGGATCAAGAACAGCGACTTCATAAAAATCTCGCTGTAGGATACTTTCTGACGGTTCTACTGTTCCTTTCTTAGTATAGGTATCTAGAACGGCCGATAGTACCATATAAGGAGAATCAGAGTTTTCGTTCAAAGCGGGGTTAGTTAATTCTTTGGTAACTACTGCATCATGATTAAAACGTCTAATTCTAACTCTCAGATCAGTATTAGAGTTATATTGATTAACTGCATAATATTTCTGTTCTTCGAAACCAGACCAAGCGGAAGCATTAATATCTATAAGTTTTTGATTAGGATTATCACTAGTCCAATCAGGTTCACAAATCACGATATACTGCTTTCCTAGTGGACATCTAGAGTCTGAAGTATCTAGCATATCCTGTCCTAGATAAAGTTCATAGAATACAACTGCCTTTGCTTTATCGGGATCAGTTGTTTCATTTTCAGAGATGATATTATTAGGATCTGTGAAGAATTTATAAGATGGAGAGAAGAATTTATTAGTTTCATTCATTTGATTTACTAAGTCGGGGAGAGTTCTTACATAGTAATCATATTGAGGACCATCATCGGTGGTACGATTACCAAGAATACCTACTCCATTCAAATTAATTGACCATCCATCTTGATCATGTTCTGCATCATCACCATCAATATCAAGAACAAACTTAACGACACCTTTATCAGCATCTCTAAATCCCTTCATTAAAGCACCATCTCTAAGGATATATGTACTATAATCAGTTTTAGTCATGGGTTTAGCGTAGTAGATATCGTTAGCTTTAGATGCTCTACAAACCAGCATAACATTAGAGCCAGCCAATCTATAAGCATTCATCCACATTGTTGCAGCTACATTTTTATCTCCTGTATTATTAGCATCATGATAAAGATTATTCAAGGATGCCATATAATCTTCTGTTAAGTCCCCTGAAGCATAAGTTTTTAAGAATTCAGATTGACTAGAGATCAGTGTAGGAACTGCTGGGCCTGCATCAGAAATTAAAGTCACTCCGATAATTAAACTTTCACCTGCAGTAGGATTAAGAGCTGCGGTATGTACTCTCTCTATAACTTTTACATACGGTTCGAGAGTTTCAGTCCATTGTGCCATAATTTAAATATAATAATTAATTGTTTTATTTAACCAACTTCTACGAGATATACTGGATATTTATTTCTTATAAATTTTTCACATATTCCAGCTATTAAACCAACATCAGCGGTTCCATCAGATATAGTAGTTATAGAAATCTCATTATATCTACTTTTACTTTCTTCTGTTACTGCACTTGAGTTTGGTAGATTTCGTATTATGTTTTTTGTTATATCTTTTAGTTTATTATCTGCTATTGTATTTACTAGAAGTCTAAGTTCACCAGAATTTCTTGTTATAGCTACACTTATTGCTGATTTAAGAGAATCCGCCGTTTTAGGATCTCTTGTAAAATCGGAGCCTTCTTTAAAACCTGTTTTCTTAAGATCCTCTACTACTCTATCCATTAATCTATTGTCAACTGTTAACTTTCTGGAAATAGCCTCATCACCTTTTTTTATAGTACCAACTAAGGCTCCAAGAGCTGCTCCGACTAATGTTCCGGCGGCTACTACTCCAAGTCGTTTAGCAAATGGACTTAGAGTATTTAATTTTCGGAAAGTAGGGTTACTTCCTTCATATTTAATATTTTTAGCATCTTTTCCGGATAATGGTAAACTTAGGGTAGCTACGTTTCCACCAATTATAGCTCCTTTAACAGTATCAGATAATATACTAAAGTCTTTTCTTCTAAATGTAATCATATTATTATCATTTCTCTCGGAAAAGATTTTTTTAAATTTATAAGAGGTTGTCTTTTTTGGTTCTTTTACTTCTACCTCTTTTAAAGTTTTATTAACTCCTCCAAGTGCTTTAGTTAATTTATCCATTGCTTCTAGTTGTTCTTCTTGATATTTTTTATCAGAATTTTCTCTAGTAGCATTAATAGCAAGATTAGTTCCAGAAAATCCAGCAGTGGCAGTAGTAATTTTTGCCGTAGGGTTATTTTTATAAAACTCCTTTACATCTCTGATTATTTTCTTTGGTTTAAATTTTGCCATAATTTTTTATTAATTTTAATAGGAATAACCATCTCTTTGAGTCATATTTGTCTTCCAATCCTGTTTTTCTCTTCGTCTAGCCTGTCTCTGAGCATAATTAAGTCTTTTATTATACCATTCATTATTTTCAGCTTGTTTATTTCTATTTCGAAGAGCCATTCCACCTGCTAGAAGACCACCAACAACTAATCCAGTTTTTCCACCTTTACCCATTCTTCCGAGTAAACTACGACCTGCCTTATTCTTTCCAAAAGCTCCAGCTACAGAACCAACTGTTCCACCAAGAGCAGCCCCACCAAGAGCAGCCCCAGCTACAGAACCATATCCAGGAGCCTGTTTTGGTTTTTCAGCAAGAATATCTGAATCCTTCATTCTTTTAAGATTATCAGTATCGTCGTATTTAGTGAATAATTTTCTTTTTATAATCATTGTATTTCTTGATTTTTAGAATCTTGATATTTGAAAGCATCTTTATCTAGAGCCCGAGCTGTTTTATTTACTATTTTCTCTCCAGTTCCCCATGTTGCTCCTAAAACTGCAGCACCGACTGGAATACTACCTGCTAAGGCTGTTTTGGGGTTATCCATGATGAACTTACCTGCTTTTTGAGACCATACTGAACCTGAGTGTTTTCCATATCTATTTAACTGATGACCGAATTTGTATACACCTTTTCGACCACCTCCGCCAGATAAATTAGAAAGTCCACCTAAAATTGTTTGTCCAGGAGTTTTAAATATCTGTGAATTTCTTACAGATTTAGAAGCGCCAGTAAGTAATCTTTTAACTGCCATTACTCCAGGGACTGCATAGTTTCTCTGAGTTAATGCCATCTGATCTTTATATTGAGCTTTTTCAGCAGAGTATCCGAGAGCCATGGGAGCAGAACCTAGAGCAGCCATCGTTATTAACGTTCCTTTATTTTTTTTTGCAGCTTCTCCTAAAACTTTTCCAGTACCTTTTACTGCTTTCATTATAGATCCAGCAGAATAGGTTTTTTCAAGAGGCATTCCATTTTTCTTCATATCTTTTTGAATTGCTTTATCAGTAAGATATGAAGCTCCTGCCATTGTAGCTCCCATCATAGTTCCACCAATCAGCTTATTTTTTCCTTTCCACACAATTTTACCAACATCTTTAGCGAGACCTTTAGCATTTCCTAAAGTTTTATTATTCTTAAGAGTTGCTGTAAGTTTTGCAAAATTTATTTGAGCAAACTGTTTTTGTCCCATTACATCTGCTGCTTGTTGTGCTGCTTGTGGATTATTTTTTGCGTTTTCTGCAATTTTATTTAAAGCTTTGGTCATCTTTCTATTTTGCTCCTCTGCCTGTGCTGCTTGTTCCTCAGCTTGTTTCATTTGATCAGAGCCTTGTTTTAGAGAAAGACCTGTACCAATAGCCCCTGCAGCATTTAAAGCCATTCCCCAAAAAAATTCTTTTTGTCTAAACTTAATCATAATCTAAATCCTCCTATAATTAAGTCTGCATATCTTGACCGGCAGTTTTAAGACCTTTTCCAAGACCTCTAGTAGCTGCAGAACCTAAGAGATAACCAGCTCCCATACCTAAAATACTTCCAAATGGTCCCCCTATCATTGTTCCAATAGTTCCTCCTAATTTAGTAGCTCCTAAAACACCACCAGCGATTCCGGCTACTTTATTATCAAGAGCTTTACCAACTCCTTCTGTAACTCCTCCAAGTGTATTTCCGGCAGCTTCAGTTAGTGCATTGTAACATTTTCTTTTTAATCTGTATCTTGCCATTTACCTCTTCCTCCACGATTTAATTCTTGATTTAATTTTCTCATTTCTTTTCCTAAATTACCGATTCCAGCTAATTCACGTTGAGAAGTATTCATTCTACCCAGTCTATCCATATCTGTATCATATTTTCTCCCTTTAGTGAAACCAAGAGCTGGGTTATTAGTATTTAATATCTTGGTTTGAGAAAATCTCTTTACAATCATCATGCATTAAGTAAATATATTTTATAACCTAATCCGAAGGGTAATATATTCAATGCATTAATAGCATCTTCGATAGATTTGAATTCTAAGACCAATGATCTTGATTTTTTATCATATTTGATAGCCTCTCCAAGCAATTCAGAAACTTCATAAGATAGATCAAAGGAAGGAGAGAATGAACCAGATAGATAGGGATATTGTTTATCACCGCCTTTACTCTTAAATTCTCTTTGCTCTAAAATTGATCCTGGAAATTCTGAATACTTCTTTTCTTTCTTTTTTCCACCTCTTCTTTCTTCAGGATTATCATTCCTAGGTCCAGAAGTGTCTCCTAAAGAAGTATTATTATTTCCTCCATTATTGTTATTATTCCAATTTGGATCACTATCTTTTGGCGCAAATATAGAATGACTTACGTTTAATTGCATATTTCCAAGACGTTTATCATATGTTTTACCTGGAAGTCTAACCTCATCTGGTAACTTTGCTTTGGCACCAATTTTTAGATACATTCTATATTTATCTTTTCCAAACATAGAAGTACTAATTACAAATCTTTCGATTACTACATTATTTCCTCTAAGAACAGGAATTAATGCACTAGTATCTATTACTCCGAATTTATTTCTATCAGAATATCGCATAAGTTTTACATAAAGACTTCTCATTGCATCATATTCTGTAAATTCTTTCTGTCTAAATTTAATCATGCCACAACTGATAAATTATATTTTGTAGCGAGAATTTCTATAATATCAAAAGCTATTCCTAAGTGATCAGTTTCTGCTGTGATTACTCTGGTTTCTTTATTAATATCAGTTATTCTCATTCTAAAAATATCTTTGATTAATTTTTGAGTATAATTGTATAATTCCTTATCCTGTACTTGAATTTGATAATATCCAGACTCATTTTTTATAAATGAAACTAAAACCATAGCCTTAGAATTAACTCTACTAACGCTATCTGCTTGCTCTGGAGTTATAATATTAGGCCGTAATCCTTGTTTCTTTAAATATTCAATAGCGTCCGGCATTAAATTTTGGATAAGGTATTTCTTCTTTCTAAAATTTATCATAACCCTTTGTTTATAATTGTTGTTTCAGTATCAACCGGAACTTCATAATGATAATCTGGATTATTTCGTTCAAACTCTATATTCTGAACTATTTCTTCTAGGAATTTATATCTATCATCAATTACTTCATAGAAAAATAGTTCACATCTGAATTGACATTGATAAGAGAAATTTGAATTATCATCTTGTTGATATGTCTGGTTAAAATCTTCAGTTATTCCTCCCCATTTTATTGCAGCTGTCCATCTTTGTCCATATCTATCTGATGTTTTGAATTCACAGAAATTAGTAAGTAATGTGACATTCATATATCTATTTTTAAAGTCAAAGAATAATGGCATATCAGTACTTCTTAGATAAAATTCAACTGGTATTTTATGCTGCATTACTTTATCATCAGAATACTTAGGATGATTATCTTTCACTGGAGTCTGAAGAAATTGATAAACAACATGTGATGTTTTAGTTAATGTAGTTTCTTTATTAATTCTAACTAACTCTAAACCATAATCATCTAAAATTTTACGTAATTCTAGAATAAATTGATCTTGATAATCTACAGCTCTTATAACATAATCATTATATTTCCTTCTTAATGTAAATATTGTTTCAGATTCAGATTCAAGTGTAACATCATCTGAACTAATTATAATTTTAGGAAAATTTCTTATCTCATAACAGCTTGGTCTAGGTCCAATAGGTTGAAGATATATAAGATTTCCAGAGTAAAACAAGAAATTTATAAACTCAGGATTTTTATAATCTCCTTCCGAAACTACTATTGTTGTATAATTATAGTTTTGGATAACTCTAGATTCTGAGTCATTTACAATAACTATATTAATAGTATGTGGATCATAAGTTAATTTTCTTAACTTAAGTCCATTTAATGTAACATAAGTATTTTTAAATAATTTAGGAAGTCCTGTAGGGAGCATGTCAATTCTTTTCTCAGTACATGGTATTCCTAAAAGATCTGATAAACTTCCAGAAGTACTTCCTGGAGAATAAGTTAGAGTGAGAGTAGATCTTGAAGTATCCTCTACTATAGAGCTTATTTGTCCTTCTTTTACTTGAAAATACCTACATTTATTAGAAGAGAGTTTAAGACCTCTGTAAATTACATCACTCATAAAACTTATTTTAATATTTTAAAATTAATTTTCAGGGATTAACTTCTTCTTTAACTATTAGCTTTATTTTCTGCTGCTAAGAATGTACCAGCACCTAATGCAGCAGTACCAGCAGCAGCAACACCTAACCCTTTACCTAGTCCAATAGAACCTCTTCCCATAGTAGAAGCTAAATTCTTAAAACCTTTGGCATTTTCTCCTGCTTTAAAAGCTCCTTTTGCTGCAGTCCAATTTGCCGCTGTTTTGGCGAATGGAGAAAATAATCCAAAATTTTTTCTTTTAAGCTTATAAGTTGCCATAATTATTTCATAATTTTTCCAAGTGCCTGCATACCTTTTTGATCAGCTTTTGCATTAAAAGCTTGTTTTGTCATCTGAGATCCTGTTTTCTTTAAAAGTGCATTATCAATTTGTTTAGCTCGTGCAACTCCAAAATCCTTAGCTCCAGACATCATCATTCTATCTCCAACTTTTCCTCCAACAGCTTTACCAGCTTTCATTAGTCCAGTATTAGTTTTAGCCATTATGTTAGCACCAAATGCACCTTTTTTAGCCCCAAGAATGGCTGCACCTGCTGCGAGGCCACCTAAAGCTAATTTTTTCCCAGTACTCATTCCGCCTTTATCATCAGAATATAATTTTCTCTTTAATCTAAATGTACTTGCCATAATTGTAAAAATTAAAAAGAGAAGGAACCTTAAGTCTATAAGACCTAGGAAATCCCTCTCTTTGTTTAAAATCATTTTATTCTTTAGGGATCTGAGAGTTTAACGATCCAAATGATTTTTATGGTTTAATTAGATACCGAATTTGAAAGTAACCTTCTGTACCAATTCAGGAGCCATATACTTAGTACCTTCCTGATAGTAGATACCAGAAGCCATCTGAGTTGGGTTATTGTAGTTACCAATAGTCGGAGTATCAGTCAAAGGCATATAGATACCACGTGCAAGCGGAGCCATCTGACCATCTTTTGTTTTGTGAATTGCATAGAAAGTACCTTCACCCGGAGCTTCAGCAATATCAGTAGAACGAAGTACAGGAATACCATTATACCAACCCAACAGGTCATTGATATAAGTCATCTTAGTATTACGTTCCCATTTACCAATCATTCCACCCTTCTGGAATTGATTAGATGCCATATTACCAGTTACATAGGCAGTAACATCAACACCCTTAACAGCTTTAGTTGCCAATGCACTTTCAACATTAATCAAGTAAGCATCGAACAAGTCAACTCTAGAACGATAATCCATGAACTGACCAGTCATAGCACCCTGAGTCAAATCCAAGTCAGCCATAACGTTACCATTATAACCTTCTTCCAAAGTAGAAACCAATTTATAGTTAATTACCTTAGTATACAATTCACGAAGCTTAGTGAACAAGAAAGTAGCCATATCAGAACCAGTTGCTTTCTTCATAGCACCTAAAGCAGCAATGTTATATTCAGCTACCAACATATCAGGTACAGTAGCCAAACCAAGCTGTTGCATCTTAGCGATAAATCTCTTATCATTAGCATGTGCATTAGAAGCACCAATAGTATTACAAGGAGTACCAGTAACATCTTCCTTACCTACAATAGTGATAGTTTCTGTAGCAGCATCACCAGCCAAAGCAGTAGCCAAAGTAAATTCTACACGACCATTCAAATAGTTGATAGTACCGTTAGAAATCTTACCAGCAACAGCCATGAAAGCACCCTGACCATTATCGATCAATTCGAATTTTTCAGTTGCAGTAGCAATCTTAACACGTACTGTACCAGGGATAATCTTACGACCAATCAAAGAAGAGTAGTCAGCATTAGTAGTCGGAGTAATATTCAAAGTAAAGTTACCCATAGCTTGAATATCCTGATAGTTATCCGGACCTAAGTTAGGAATAACAGAACGCATATCAGTTACACCCAAAACGTCGAACCAATAGAACAAACCATTAGGCTGATCAAAGTCACGTTCGATAGACATATAACCTGCGAATGAGCTTACATAAGAAGCTACAGAAGCATTGAAATACTGAGTAGACAGCAACGGAGTTTCTGCATAACCAGAGAAAGTCTTCTGCAGCAAATTACCTGCATTACCTAGACCAAACAAATCTTTCATTTCATCGTTACGAGAGAACATCTTAGCATATTCACGAGAACGAAGGTTAGCATCTTCTGCTGATACTGAGCTATTAATAAGAGCCTCCATCATTGAAGGAGTCTGCATCATTTGCAAATACTGTGTATTCATAATGTATATAATGTTTTTATTATTTTTAGTTTATGTAAAATGGTTTTTGAGGATAACCATAAACCTATCTATTTATATTTAATTACTTACGAAAACTATTTCCAGTCAACCATGATACTAGAGTATCATTTGTATCACTGAATTTCTTTTCTGAGAACTGAGCTTCCTGAAGATCTTGTTCTTGAGCCTGTGCAGGAGCTTGTTTTGCTTCCATAATTTGCTGAGCTGCTTCTTCTGCTACTGCTTGGATACTTTGAACTGCCTGAAGTGCTTTATCTTCAATAGCTTCAACACTAGTAGCACCACCTTGTGCAGGAGCAACACCTGCCGGAACTGCTACTTCCTGAGGAGCTACAGCATTAGGATCAGCTAAAGGAATTACAGGAGTATTAGGATCTACTTCTCCAGCAGGAACAGGAACTGCACCTACAACATCTGAGAAGAATTTATTAAGAATAGGATCTTCATAATCTCCTGAGAATTTCTTTTCTTCTTTATCAATAGAATGTTCTTCAAGTTTGTCAGCTTCTTCTTCTGATAATGGATGACATTCAATATCATCTTCACTCATAGTAGCCTTAGTAAATTCACCATTTTCCTTATCTTCTATAATTGCTTCTGTAGCTGAAATTGGAGTAATGATTTCTTTATCTGTTTCTACTTTCTTACCAGTTTCAATAGCTTTTTCTACTGGACAATGACCATCTTCTTCAGAGAATAGACGAACCATATATTCAGTAAATTCCTCACCTTCAGAGAAGAATTTAGTTTTTGCCTCATTACAGTAGATATCTTCAGAAAATTCTTTTTCTTCATGATTTTCAACTTTATCTTCTACTGCAATACTGTTTGTTAGATTATCGGCTTCTGCTTCTGAGATAGGATTAACATCAAGAACTTCTTCATCCATCTCAGCTTTAGTAAATTCGCCATTTTCTTTATCCTGTATAACTGCAGTCTTAGAATCGATAGGCGTAATAATTTCTTTATCTGTTTCTACTTGTTCGCCAGTTTGGATTGCGCTTTCAATTTCAGCAGAATCAGCCTCTTCAGAGAACAAACGAATCATATACTGAGTAAGTTCTTCATTTTCTGAGAAAAATTTAGTTTCTGCTTCGTCACACCAAACATCAGAGAATTCTTTTTCTTCTTCCTCATCTTCGTCTTCCTCTTCTTCAGAAACAACGATATGATCTGTCAACTCTTCTGCTTGATCTTCGCTTATCTTTTCAAGCTCCATTTCTTCACCTTCTAAACTAACTTTAGTAAATTCATCTTTATTTTTATCCTGTATAACTGCAGTCTTAGAATCGATAGGTGTAATAACTTCAGAATCTGTTTCAATCTCATCACCATTTTCAATAGCATCTTCAATAGCATCCTGAGTTGCACTAATACTATCTACAGATTCAGAGAAGAAACGACACATAAAGTCTGTATTATCAGCTTGGAATTCAGTTAAGTAAATAGTATGATCTGAAAATTCTGCTTGTTCAGGTTCTCCAAGTTGTTCATCTTCAACTACACCAAGACCATTCAAGAGATCGATAGCATATTCACGAGCGTCTTCGGGGTTATCAAAAATTCTAACTCCTGCTACTCCTTTTTCTGTTAAACTCTGAACTAATTCTTGAGCTGATGCTTCGTCATACTCTGGAGCATCTACAATAACATGATTTACTGGATCTACTCCTACTACAAACAACGGATCAAACTGTTCTGCTTCACTAAAATTCTTAGATTCTAGCTCAGTAACATCCATATCTTCACCATTAAACTCTACCTTTGCTTGATCACCTGTAGATTCTGATGTAACAACTACTTCATTTTCACCAGTTTTCTCTACTTTAAGATCACCTACTTTAGCTGTTTCTTCTGATTCAATAACTTCTGAGAATAATCTTTCACAAAATTCTTGATCTGAGAAAATTCTAAGAACTACGCTATTATCAGTACTTACAGAGAATTCTTTTTCTTCGCATTCTTCTACAGCTTCAGGACCTTCTTGTGCAGTAATTTCTACACTTTCTTCATGACCAGCTGCTGGATTTAAACCACCATCAGGAAGATTCGGTGCAATAACAGCACTACCATCCATATGACTTTCAACTTCCTCGTCAACTGCACCTACCTGATTACCCGGAGTTACTCCATCCCCTTCCGGATGAAGATATCCCTCGATTTGTTCAGATTGTTCAGCTGGATACATATCATAAGTATCGTCCTCATCGGAAGCCTTTTCAACGATAGTAACTTCGCCATTTTCTTTGTCTGTTACTGAAACTTTACCGTCACCGATATTTTCATATTTTACTTCTTCAGTATCAACAGAGCCATTAGCCTTAGCATCTTCAATATCTTTGGCTACTTGCTTTGCTAATTCTTCATCCTTATCCTCTACAGCTGAGAATAGGACTTCCATAAATCTTGTATTTTTCATACTGAGTTTTATAAATATTTTATTTCATTATATCAACTTGATTTCCTTGAATTTTGATTACTCCACGATCAATTAATATATCTATTATATTATCTGGAGCATCATCATATCTCTCTTCTAGGATTTTTGTAAATTCTTTGATTCCCATTGCAGAATTACCAAATTCTATCTTTAAGTCTCCAATAATTCCAGAGTCTTCAATCCAATCTTCTACTTCTTCAGTGCTAGAAAACTCAACTTCTTTCATTTCTTCAAGTGGAAGAGAATGAGCTTTTTTAATTAGCATTATACCTTTCGGTCCTAAAGATCCTTTAGATTCTAACATATTAATTATGTCTTCCTTAGGTCCTTCTATTGGGTCTAAATCCAAAATCTTAGTCACTGATACGATTAACTTAGAGAATAATTTAGATTGTAAGAATGCAGTTTCAGGAATAGTAACTTTATTATCTTCATCAATACTAGCAAAACCTTTTTCAACTAAATCTTCGGCGGAAATACCAAATGCCTTAACAACTTCTGATTCATTTAAAGTTTTGCCAGAAAATTCTTTTAATTTTACCTCAAATTCGTTCGACGGTTCTGAAAATTCTTTTTGTACAGCGGCATTATTATCTCCGCCGAATAACGAACGTCTTGAGAATCCTTTTTCTACTTCTTCAATTTTTGATACTTCGACTTGTACAGCTTCAGGAGTATTTTCAGGACTTGGTGTAACTTCTAAAACATTAAATCTATTTACAGCTCCACATTTAGGACATAAGAAGTTAGTTGTAGTGGCTAAAGTATCCATAATATAACCACAATCTCTACACTGAATTTTCTTATATTCTGCCTGAGTTACTCCACCTGAAAATAACTTGCGCCGTGGAGAAATCGAAGAAGAGAATAATTTACGTCTTTCTACTTTCATAATCTTTTTAACTGTTTTCTTCAGGGTTTTCTTCTTCTACTGGCTCTTCTTTCTTCGTACCATTCTTCGGCGCGAATATTTCCTCTAACATTGCATTAACAAAGTCAGAATAAGCAGCTTGAATTTTTTGATATCTTGCCTTAGATATTGCATTAGTTTTAGATACCTCAGACATAGCCATCTTATATGGTAAGAACAATTTTTGTACACTTATCAATGTATTTATAAAATTTATTTATAATTTAGACTATATCTTCTGTCTATTTTGACAGTTTATATACATAGTCGTTGAACAAATCACTTCTTTAGATTTATCTAAGTATGATTTGATGCTGATTTATCTCATTTAGATATTTCCAGCAATTCATATAAAAAACGCATATTATTTACGTACATTCTTACCTAAACTAGAAGCACCAAGTAATGTTCCTGGATTTTTTCCATTCATGATTTCTGGTGTAATCGACTTCATAATATCCAAAAGATCTGTAGTAAACAAAGACTTCATGATTTTAAGTGTTTCTGGATCTATTTTCTCTGGGCCGCCTTGCTGTTTTAGAAGTTGTTTGTAAGATAGAATCAATACACGAAATCTTTGACGAGTTGAATACTTTGATTCACGAATTCTATCTCTTAATGCAATTACTGAGAAATCTTTTTGAACAGGTTCTTCTATTACAGATTCACTAACGATAGTATCTTCTATTGAATTTATTTCAGAATTAAATGAAAATGATTTAGCTTTTAATTGCGTAAACTTTCCATTAATCTTAGAAGACTTTAATAAATCTCCCGAATCGAAGTTAGAAAATTGCTTAACTTTTATTTTTGTATCCTTATAAGCTTCAGGATCATACTCTATATCAAGTTCAGAGAATGTTTTTTCGCTCTCAGAACCATCAATTGAAACTATACCCGCATTTTTCCAAGAAGGGTTTAATGTAAGGTCAGCCCCTTTTAGCGCAACCATACGCTTTAAATAGTCACTTCCGCTAGAATTTTCCCAATATCCAAGAACGACACAGGAAATTCCAATTTTGCAACCATTTTTAAGAAGGCCCTTTACTCTTCTGATTCTTTGTATAGCTTCATCGTCTAGGCCATCTTCGGAGAGAACCTCAAACTCCCCATAGCACCAGCCGTCATTTTCGAACCAAACTTTAGTTAACACATGTGTAGGTGAACTTTCGCCAATTAATAACTTAACCTAATTGATTTTAAAATCAATAATAGACTATATTATCTAAGAATTAATCGGTATTCTTAGTGTTTACTCTAGTCGTTGAGAAATAGATTTTATTATCTATTTTTGCTGATTTAATTTATTATTTTTTCCAGCAATTAAAAACATTTTCATAAACTTTTTATCTATGCCTCTCATTATTAGCAATAAAGGAGATCATCTTTCCCTATAGTCTTAGATACTGCAGGACCACCATTTTTGGCAGATGATAGATTTCTGGCTAAGTGTGTTAATGTTCCAAAGAGCTTTCTATCCTCTAAGGCTTGTTTAAACTCTTGGCTACTAAAGAAAGATTCCGCAACATCTCGAGGTATCATACTACTGTCAGATGCAGGTAGCATTGTCGAAAACAATTTTGCAATAAATTTCATATTTCAATTTAAATTTTATATTATTTTCCTTTTGTAGTTTCATATAAAAGATTATAATCTACTAAAGTACTTGGATCAATATTTTCAAAAACTACTTTATTTAAAAATTCAGAAACTCTTTTAAAAGAACTTATAGTGTAAGGAATTTCTACCAACATTATATTATTCTGGAACATACGTATAATAGTTTAATCTCCCACTATCATTTCTTCTGGGAAGTTTTACTCTCATTACTATTGGACAAGAATACTCTAAAGGTACTGGTAATAATTTAGTATCTATCATGAATTAAATTTTATAGCTTCCCGAGATATCAAACTATCCTTGTATTATTAACATGTCATCCTTAGTAGTGGAAGAGTAACTCGCGACTTTTACTCTTCCTAAAGGTTTATAATTCATGTTAGTAATTCCACGATATCTGTCGAGATGACACGGCTCAAACGTGCGACTTCTTGGTCCCAAACCAAGCGTTCTATCTACTGAACTACATCTCGAATCTATTCTATTTATTCTTCTTTCTTTTTTCATTCCATTTTCGAATAGCTATTTTCCCTGATACATATGCACCACCAATAGGAAGTGCTGCAATAGTTCCTGCGATAGCTGCTTGTTTTGTTTTTCCAGCTTTTGCAAGTTTGGCAGCAACAACTCCAGGAACAATATCAGATGTTCCAAGAATTATAGCTTCATCTGGGTGTTTCTTTACATACTCCACCACCTTCTTACCAGTTTCTTTAGGATGAGTTACTGTATGTTCAATAGATTTTCCTATTTCTTTAACTTTATCAGTAACTTTACTAAATCTTTTAACTCTCAACATAGTTTTTATTAGTTATTATTATTATTTTCTTTCGTTGAACTATCCTGACTCGAACAGGAAATCCCAGAACCAAAATCTGGTGTATTGCCAATTATACTATAGTTCAATCATTTCTCCATAAAATATATTTTTGGAGTTTCTGATATAATTTCAAATCCAAGTTTCTTATATAAATTTATCGCATTTATATTTTTCTTTGATACTGTAAGTTTATTAGCCCCAGAAGAATTTATCAAATCAGTTGCTATTCCTTTTCCTCTATACCCCGGAGAAACTTCTAGAGCAATAATAGTATCTTCTTCGCACGCTATATATCCCACCAACTCATCTTTGGCTGGGTTTATTAATAATTTTCCAGCCGTTTTTCCTGGTGTATTTCTTGCGTGCTTTAACATATTCTCCTGTGACTTATATTTTTCTATATTTTCTTTGGTCCAGGGAAGTTCTTTATATTTTTGTTTTCGTAGTATTATCATAAGCTCTAAAAACCTTATATGTGTAATAATAAATATAGAAAATTATGAAAAATTTAAAAGTAGGAGATAAAGTTAAATCTCGTAAAACAGGATTTTATGGAGTAGTAACTGATGTAGATATTACTCCTAATAAATTATTTGTTAAAGTTAAATTAATGTTAAACGATAGAGAAGTAGAAATTCCAAAAAGCGTTCTGGATTATGTTACTCCAGAAGAATGGGAATTTGTAAAACGTATGGAAGAAAGAGATTGAAATATATCTCTTTTCTTTTTTTTCTGTTCCTAGGACTTGATCGAACAATAGACCACTTTCCTCTGGCCATCCTAGGAATTGATTATATATTATGGAAAAAGAATCTTAAAATATATTTTCCAACATGTTTTGAAGTTCTTTTTGTGACTCTTCTCTTGGATCCGCTGTTATCTTAGTAAGAGATTCGAGTTGTTTAGCTATTCCTGAAGAATATCCCATCTCTTCTCCTTCATCAATAGATAATTTTAAAGAATAAACACTAGAAGCTAAAGCATCCCATAAATCCTTGCTTCCTGGCTTAGAACCATCAGGATTATCAAATAATGGAGATATTGATGCTTTTTTAGGATGATCTACTTTACGTTTTGGACCAACATATCTTAAATCATATGCCTCTCTTTGTAATCTTTTATATTCAGGAATTTCAAGAAGTTCATTGTTTATTATATACTTCAAATAAAGAGCCGGTTCACAAGGAGTATTATCTGTAGAAATTCTCCCATTATTTCTAATTCCTTCTCTTTCACAATATTGAAGTATTTGTTTAGAAAAAGCTTGGTCAGCACTAACTATAATATTAAATTTCTTGTTAAGATCTTCTATAAACTGCTCTATGTGAAATAAACTCGTCTCTTGTCCTTCTAACCTAGATACACCTAAAACAAAATGACACTTAATTTTAGGAACTAAAGTACCATTTATATTTTCCCAATGATCAAAACTAACTGCTGCTATTCCAGTTGTATCATCTACTACACCTAAGTCAAGACCTAGCCATATAGGAGTACCTCTTGGAATAAGATTAATCATCTTTTCTACATGATTAATAATCCTATCTTCTTTATCATAAAAATCAACTGTAATAATTTCAGGAATTCTATTCTTTATTGTTGAACATTTAGATAAGTGTTCTATAGTACCTCCAAAAAAACTATCTGATGATCCTGTATTGATACCAGATTTATCTTGAAGAGCTTTAATCAAATCAGATTTAAATTCTCCAAATAATTGAATAGGTACATGTTCCACTCTATCAGGGTCTTGATCATCTTCTAATTTATAGTTCTCTTCTTTATCATTTTTATTTAATATTCTTGGAGGATATTTACCATCTCCCGTATAAACTGAGAAAGTTATTCCCCTTGAACGTTCGTACAGATTTTTTCTAACTTCATAATGAGAAGGTCTACAATCCCAAGTAAATTGAGGTTCTGCATTCTCAAGAAATATTTCAGTTGGACCACCTGCACCTCTACTAGAACTATCAATTATTAGATTTCCGGCTAATGTTAAACTTTCTTTTACATCAAAACGAGATGTAATACGAATATACGTACTATTTACACGTTCCATGGCTTTTTCTTCATTAGGCCAAAAATTGACCTCAGACATAATTGCAAAAATCAAGTCAGTTCCTAGTCCACCTGCACCCCTAGGACCAGAAGTTAATATTCTTATATTATGTCTGTGTGGTAAATTTCTAAAAAATGGACTCTGCTTTAATACATCATCTAGCATCCATCTTCGAAATTCAGCATTTGCTACATCTTCATCTCTATGAAAGATGATAAAACTAAGTGGTTTTTTACCTAATTTAAATGTTCTCCACGGATTAGCCATACAACTTAACCTAGCTAGTGTATTTGTCATAGCTAATTTAGATACCGTAGATTTACCTATACCGCAAATTATTTAATATATTTATTTATATATTGCAGACTATATCATCTCTAGTTCTCTCATTCTAGAGTTATACATTTAGTCGTTGAGAAAGGATTTTATCATCCTTTTTGCTAATTAGATTTTATATTATCTTTCTAGCATTTTAGTATAATTATAAGCCACCGATATATTAATGGCTCCAGATAAACAGAGTAATGGTTTCGCTGTTGTTACTTCATTTGGAAAAATCATTTTTAATCCATCTTTCCAAAAAGGAAATATTACATCTCCATGATCAAAAAATTCTTGACTTCCTAGATAATAATCATCAGAATACAATCTTTCAATCGTAGGTGGTCTATGTGTGAATCCTTTAAGACGAAGAAAAACCATTATCTTTTCATCTTCTGTTAATGATGTATATTGATCCCTAAGATCTACTTTTGCTAAATCTTTTTCTATATTTTTAGTGGGATCAAAATGGTCTGTGAAATTAATCATAATTTTGATCCTTTCTCTTTTTATAATTTCTCAAAACCAGGAATATATAACCCATTATTTTCCCACCTAGCTTGTCCATTAGTTTTTACACGTTTAACCCACTCATTTTGTCCAGGTGCAGTAGGTGTTACTTCCAAAGATCTTGTTTTATGAGAATTATACCGTTTTAAATTCATTCTTTTAGCATCTAAACTACTAATTGAAGAATTTCCTCCTTTATTACTACTGCTGCTATTAATAACTTCCGGTTTCTGTAATTGATTAGGATTCCCAAATAAATCTCCTACAAACTCAACTTTCTTTCCTTTAGGACGTCTTTTAGTAAAATAACTTTTAGTTACATATCCATTACCATTAGGAGATATAAAAGAATTTTGAGCATCTTTAGTTACAGAGTGTAAATCTAATGCTGCATTCTTTGCTTGTGTTGCTATTTTAGAATTAGATAGTCCGGTAGCTTTTCTAGTAGTAGTTGTTATTATATTTTTCAATGGAGTTAAACTTGTTACATTAGTAATATTTGCAAACAATTTAAGTTTCATTCTAGTAAGACCTCCCCAATAAAAATCTTCTTCTGGGGTTGTCAAGACTCCATCATCCTTAAATCCAAGCTTCTCATAAATATGTCTAGCATCAGGAGATCTACCAGGCACTTCAAGAGTAACATATTTATAACCTTGAGACTTAGCAAATCTAATCAACTCTGTTAGAATAGCCTGAGAATATCCTTTACCTCTATAATCTTCATAAGTTTCAATCCACATTATATTTAATTCTTCTTTGTTATATTTCTCTTTTCCCATAATTAATTGTTTTTTTTTATAATTTTTCTTATCTTTAAAATTATTGCGGAGAGACAGGGATTCGAACCCCGGGTACCTCGCAGTACAACGGTTTTCAAGACCGCCGCAATCGACCACTCTGCCACCTCT